TCAGAGCGCTGGAAATTCGCGAATCGTTCTATATTGGATGTTCCCCGATTTCCTACCAACCACCTGCCCGAGCTCCACATTAAACCCCTGCCCTTGAATCAACTCAGACACCCATTCAAGGTATTCATAATTCTCAGAGACCGAGCAAAGCGACATAACCTGCCGACCTAACGCAGTTACACTAAAACCAGAAATAGTAATTTTCTTGGATGGATCATCGTGCTTTACGACAATTATCTTATCGCCAAGCTCCATTGTCGCCGTAAAGTTATCCTTCATAACGGTATTAATGCTAACTTCGTGACCAGCAAGGTCTGCACCCATCACAAGCCCCAACGCCTCCAGCTCTAGCAGATCCGCATATTCAACCCAACGATACCGCACGAGCTCAACGCCCAACTTATGATTGGCGCAGTATGAGCCACCCAGCATGAAGGGCGCGACCTTCTCGATTAGAGCTGCGTCCTCCTGCGAGATTGCGCGGAGAAACTCCAGCGTGCGCAAGCTGTAGGTGCCTGGTGAGACTGCCTCACCCGCTAGCACTCTTCCCCATAGTTCTTGAATTTGATCCTTAGATACCTGCCCGGCGAACTCGCGCCACCTCAAAAGCCAGTCTTCGTCAAACCCTCCCACCTTGGCGCTCTCATCTTTGCTGTCACGCAAGATATCCTCCGCCTTGAGAATAGCGTGACTGACGTTGATCTCCCTCCTGATGACATCCGCCGCCTGGTCTCTCAACGCTGAGGAAACAGAGGGTTGAGCGATATCCAGCGCTTCGTTCTCGCCGTGTCCTTCACCGCATGCAGGGGCAACTGAGCTAGCAGCGGGCTGATCCGCTCCCAAGGCAGGGGCGGAGGGGCTAGCGGCGATCAGAACACCGGCGGGAGAAAAATGGGCTTCTCCTCGCCTAATCCGCGCTGCATCCTGTTCGGCCTGAGCAAGGAACAAGATTCCATCTCGCTGCGCCTGACCTTCAGCCTTCGCGATGCGTTTCAGGTGCCAAGGCCTTAGCAAGTTGCCAACGCCCTTTTCGGCCAGAGAGTTCCATAGGCCAAGAATGAGTTTTTCCCCGGGCAGGTCCATATTGATTCCAATATTGTTGTCCGCAATCTAAATGTGAACCGCCCGATTCGCAAGTGCGTTTATTGCTTCGTTGATGCTCTAACTAGATCGTCAGCTCCACCAGCGCTAGGTTCGGCGCAGCCTCTATGATCCGCCCTCCCCGTACCCATACGTTGTAGGGGATAGCCCCTCCCAAAATCCCAATCGCCCGCATCTGCGCGCCGTCATAGGTCGTCAGGCTGCTGGTCCCATCCGCGTTATGCGCGGTGACCGTCGCCAGCAGCCGCGGGCTGGCGCTGACCAGCCCGTCAAATTGATCCCACAGTTCAGTCCGCATCGCTGTAGTGCCTCTCCAGGGTGATGGTCTGCTCGATCACGACTGCCTTCTCGCCGATGCGCGCCTCGGTTCGGACCGCCGTACACAGGCCGTGCCACGTGCCTTCCTCCCCCACGACCTCGACCAGGTCGAGCGGCAGGATCCGCCCGACCTCGCCCGGGCGCAGGGGCGCAGTGAACAGCGGCACCACCAGATCGATGGCCGCCTGCTCGCCGCGGTCAGCCAGGATGTTCCGGCCCCGCTCAGCACCGGCGGCGGCGGTGTTGATCAGCGGGCTGCTCACCTGCTGAGCGAACAGCTGCCCGGCCTCGCCGGCACGGCGCACCTTGCAGGTGACACCTTTCCCGGCCAGCTCACCGGTGACGACGACGGCGTCGTACAGGGGCGCGCTGCGCATCTGGAGGCTTTCATTCGTGATGATGTCCTCCTGCAGCACGTGCGCCGGGGTGCGATCGCGCCAGTCCCAGGGACTGTCCGGATACCGCGCACGCACCCGCAGGGTGGGCTCGGCCGGATCCGACTGAACCACCGCGCCGCTGGCTTCAGCCAAACGGCTGATCGCATCCAGCGCCGGCAGCGCGTCGTAGAACCAGGCGCCCGGCGGCACCAGCCAATCGACGGTGTCATAGCTGGCGGTAAAGCCGGTGTCGGCCAGCTCTTCGTCCACGAGCTGGGCCATGCTGCGCTCTTCGGTGGTCGCTTTCACCCGGCCTGGCGCGTAGGGCCCGGCAAGCAGCGCGGTGCGCGACCGGCCGGCCAAGCTGGCGCCGGTACGGCTCCATTCCCGACGGCCGCTGTAGCTCTCCATAACGGCTGTCCAGACGTAGCCGTTGAGGTTGATCTCAATCAGGCGCGGCCCGGCCGCCGCCGGCTTGAGCAGCGCGAGCTGCCTGCTGTCGGCCAGCTCGATGTCGTAGCTGCTGCCCCAAGCATCGACGCTGGAGGAGATGGAGATACTCTCCACCTGGATCGGGGTGCGGTCCGGCAAGCGGACCACGGAGACGCTGTTGATCACGACGTATGTCCTTCGTTGCGGGCGGACCAGGTAGCAAGCGGTCACGCCGAGATTGAGCGGCACGAGGCCCGGAACACCGATAACCCCGCAACCAAGCCAAAGCGGAATGAATGCGCCGTCAGGGAACGCCGGATCTGGATCTGGGCCAGGTGGTTTGGTGTCAGGAGAACGAACAAGCCACGGCGTCCGGCGCGCACTGCCCCAAGGCAGGGCTGCATTCCGCCGACCCAGACCGGGATGCCCCCATCGCGCAGCTGCAGCTCCTCGGACAGTCGCCAGCGCACCAATCCATGGCGCGTCCAGCGTCCTTTGCGAGAGTTGTGGCGCCCCGTCCCATTGGATTCTGGCGGAGTGTCGGGCGGACTCTTGACCTTGCCAATGCAGCCGCAGTCCGCGCCGCTGCAAGGGCAAGCTCCCCCACTGCATTGCACCAACTTTGTGCAGCCGGGGCATCGTCGCGCGCCAGCGCAGGTCTGCCCCCGTTTGCATCAAAGGGGCTAAACCCCAAGGAACTCCAAGCTCCATGCGCAGGTTTTCGGCAACACCATGCCACGCGGTCGTCGCATCCCTGGTAACGGCCGCGGCCTTTGACCAGCCAAAAGCAGTGACCGCTTGCATCCGCGACGCCCTGGTCCATCCCAAGGATCGGAGAGAACGCAACCCGCGCTCTACCGGATCAGGAGGTTCAGGCGGATCGACGTCCCACTCGACCCCTAGGTTCAACCCAACCCAAGCCCCTGAGGGAACCGACAGCGGCCCGAGATTCAGCGCCGTGTATTCACCAGAACGCGCCATGGTCAGCCGAGCAACGCCGGGCGGACCCAGTCCTGGATCGCGGCGTTCACTCGCCCTCGATCATCGAACCCGATCACCACATAGACCTGAGTGGGATCGATGTAGTCGACCATCCACGTACCATCAGAAGCGCTTCGCGTGGTTGCGATCAGCTGCATGGTGCCGCGGATATAGACATTGATCCGAACAATGCCTGGAACGTTCTTGATTCTTGCCAAGCCATCCTGACCTTCGCCATCAGGCGCGCTGCCAGCAAGAAAGCCACGTTTCGTGGCGTCCTTCGGACGGCTGCTCATCATTCCGAGAAACATTGCAGCGGTCATGAGATCACCACGGATTGGTCAAATCGAACAGCGCACGCGGATACTGCGTACCATTGCCTGCCCGCGCCACCTTGCAGAGCAGCGTCGTCCCATCAGGCAACCCATCAACGTCTTCAATTCTCTGCATATCGGCAATCCCCGCGTGGTGCATTGATTGGAAGATTCCCGGCATAAAGCCGCGAATTTGCTGCGGCCCTTGCAGCACAGCGATGCGACAGTAAAGCAGCGAGCCGGAAATAGGATCTGGATATGCGAACCCGCTTGTTCCCAAGCCCAGCCAACCGGGGTAATCCTGCGACACAGGGCCTCCACCGCCGCATGCACCCAGCACCGACTGCCGGCCGTCCAGCGCCCGCGCAAGTACTAGAGTCGATGTATTAATTGGATTTGCGTCAACGACAGTGCGCAGATACAGCAGGCGCATTGATTGGTAGGCCCCTGCGGCAATGCTGGTAGCACCGCTGTCGGAGATTGCAAAATTCCATCCATCGGTGACATTGGAGCGTATGAAGTTCCCAGCAAAGTTCACCGCAGGAGCTTGCTCAATGCCCGTGCCGTGGGTGTCGATGAATAAGTAGAAGCAGTATTCATTGCCGATGGCCCACCACGCCCGCGAGAGTCCGCTGGCAGCGCTAGACTTGCCCCACGCAACCCCATCTGCACGCTGAGTGGAAAGCGGGAATTGTCCGCTTCCACTGCCGATATCCGTCATCAGCTCGTAACCGGTAACCGTCGCGTAGATCGGGCGCGAGTCATCGACCCGCACGTAGTGCCCGGTCCCGGTATCCGGACTGTTGCGATACACGCGCAGCGTGCCGCCCTGCTGATACTCACGAGTCCAACCGAGGGGAGCCTTTGCGTTCTGTCCTGCACCGTACCCGTCAACGAGAATGGCATCGAGCAATGCGGCCAGTGCTCCCGCCTGGCCAGACAACGCAGGCGCACCCGCGTCGGAACTGCTGTAGATAGTTGGGGTCAAGCTCATTGTGCGACTCCTGGTATGTTGCCGATGACCTGAAGCCTGGTCGAATCAACCGTGCCCTCGGGCGCGCCTGGAAGCGTAGTTCGCACCATCCAGATGGGTGCCAATCCGCCGATCGTGTTGAAACGAACCACGTTGTTCACCGACCAGCCAGTACCCCAGCCTTGGCGCCGTAACGTGAAGTACGGTTGATCGGTGCGCGGGTTGATCGGCGCGATGTCGGTGGTGGTATTGCCCGTGGCGATGGTTCCGACCGTCTCCCCGATCACCTCAAACTGGGTTGCCGACGTGAAACGTACCGCCCACCGTTCGGTGATAGCGTTCGCGTTGGTGACGATCAGCGGGAAATCCGTGTCGTTATAGGTCCCGGGCGCAGCGCTTCCAATGAGCAGGTCACTCCAGACGTTCCCCCAGGCCGCTTGGTCGAAGAGGTTCTCAACCCGAGCCTGCAGGTCGAGAGACCCGTTGGCTTCACCCAAACGCAATGCCGTGCTGACCATTGCCTCGCCAACCGGATAGTCGTGGGTGAGTCCGGTATTGATCTCGATCTCGCCAGTAATCTGCGGCTGAACCACCAGCCTGCGATCTTCGACACGCTCACTGATCACAATGGGCAGGGTGTATGCCGACAGGTTCAAGGGATCGCTGAACTCAAGCGTCCCTGCATCCAAATCAGCGGTGTACCAGATGCTTTCCACAGGCTTGTTGGCGCTATCGCGCACCTCGATCTGAGAGACCCGCCCTCGCCCAAAGTCGACCGTCTGGCCAGCCGACGGCGACGCGACGCTATGCATGGCGGTGTGATGGATCAGCACCGTCTGCCCCGCCTTGAACGCAGGCACCCGGCCGTCACTGGGCAACCGAACGGACTCCAGACCGATAACCACCGCCGACAGAGGGATCGAGCGGAATACGACAGCACCGATATAGATGGAGCCAGGCAGCACCAGCGTTGGCTTCCACACTTGATTTCCGATCACCGCGCCCGGGTCGTACCAGGGCTCTCCTTCGTTTCCAGCCGCCAGTACCATCTGACCGAACTGGACCTTGACCACGCCAGTCTCCCAGTCAACGATGCCCCGCACCATCGAGCTGGCGAGGTTGCCGTTGATGTCGGCCGAGACGCTCAACTGGATGCCATCCAACGTCACCGCCCGGAGGGTGAAATTGCCAGGGCGCAGTGGCGACCCCGGCGTTCGGAAGAACACCGCAGCCGTGCCGGGGTCAGCGATGCGGGTGAGTAGCGACTGGATCTGGACGGTGTTGCTTCCGCCTGGAACCCATTGCGTCAGGTTGGCCGCCCCCGCGGCGTAATCGATGGATCCTGCATAAGTGCCAGCGCCCGACACAGTATCGATTGAGTGGTACAGGCCGCCGTTGCGGTCTACGTAGGTCCGGCCTTTGAAAACGAATCGCACGCTTCCCGGGACGATTGAATCGCTGATGGTCGGGGTCAGCAGCAACTGAAGCGGCGGCAGAGCCAAGGTTTCGTCGGCATCGGTCTGCGCAGCGCCTGCGACCATCCACCCCATGGAGATCAGCGTGCCGGCCGAGAACTTAGCCTCGACGTCCTGACGGACGTATCCGTTTACCTTCCACCGGCCATCCACCCGGGCATAGGTTGGGATCGACACCTGGTGAACCGTGAAGCGGCCTGCCTGCAGGTTTATCGCACCGGTTGTGTAGTTGATCGAGCCAAGCGGGTTAGAGGCAGCTTGACCGCCGACGGAGGTTGCAACGATGTTCCCCGCACCATCGTCTTTGGCGAGCACCCGCATCGTATGCGGCGTGCTCGGCATACCGTCCGAGCCGGCAACCACTGAGATCATCCAGTCCACTGCCAGCGAACCAGCACGAACGGGGCCGCCGGGCACGAGGAAAGCGACGACACCGGATCCGTCAGGGACTGGCTGCGCCGTGCCACTCAGGGCCTGCCCGTACTCATAGGAGCAAGCAAGCCGACTATCCGCGTCAGGCAGCGTTACCGGGCGGATCATCACCTCACCGGTGGTGTACCCGATGGACCCCCGCACGACGCTGCCAATCAACAACGCACCTGCGCCATTGTCCGATACCACAACGTCAACACCGTTTGCTCGCATCGTAAACGCGGCAGTACCCGGCACGACACCGGACTGGCCCAGCAAGAAGTGCAGGGCGGGCGGCGAAATTGCGATATCGCCTGTCCGGGCCTCGGCAAGGATCGGCGTGCCCCAGCTCACAATTACGCTGCTACCGAGATCCGGGAGTGCGCCAGCCGTCAGCACGACAGCGCCGGTGGCGTAACTGACCGTACCGCTGCCCTGCCCCGGCTTGCCCGTCAGCTGGCCGCGCCCGTTGTCGCTTAACCGAATCCACTTACCTAAAGCGCGGTAGTCCACAACCACTGTGCCCGGCGCCGGCAACGGCCCGATCTGGAACAGCCAGTTGTAGCCTTGGTTGTTCTGGGTGACTGCGATCTCATCGGAGAACCCCTGCTCCATGATCGCACCCGCCGGCGTGGCGGTAACGGTGACCGGGGTCGATCCCACTCCGTTGGCATTTGCCAAGGCGACAGAGCCAGACAGGTAGTCCACCGAACCGGACCAGGGCGAGGAAACGGTGGAAACCAAGCCACCGGTGCCGTTATCGGTCAGCTCCACGCTGCCGGCCAGCACCTTGACCGAGCCGATCGCCAACGGGTTCCCAAGGAACCGAGCGGCAGGCACACCAGCCGGAAACGCAGCAGAGAACGAAAGCCCGAGCGACCCGGCCGCGCCCGATGGGACGTAGCTGATCGTACCCAAACCTGCCAGTACGTCGCTGACGGCCGTCTCAGCGGTCGACGTGGGGACGATGGTCACATACGGGGTATCCACCTGCACGGCAAGATCACCAGGCTTGGCGGCTGCGGTGAGCCGCTTGACGCTGTGATAGCTGGTCGCTTCGACCACGTTCGTGTCGTAGATCCGGGTCGGCGGCTTGGTGCTCGTGTAGCGCGAGACTTCCTGACCGAAAAAGTCATAGATCAGCGCGTTGACCGTTTCAATCACGATCACGTCGCGCTCGAAGGCGCCGGTGTCGTCATAGAACGTACGGGTCGTACGCGAGAGAATGCCCTTCACCCGGATGTACTGCTCATTCGGGCTGTACCCGGAACCGGTAGTGGTGAGGCACAGATTGTCGTTGATGTCAGGGCTCGATGCATCCTTCATGCAGTAGAACTGAACCGTCATCTGGCCAATGAAGTGGTTGCTCAGCAGGATGTAGCGCGACTCGACGCCACGCGTTATGTAGCTCTCCACGCGATTGCGCGCGGCTGAGCGCACGTCGCTGTAGCTACCCGTGGCGAACATGCTCACCTGGACACGCGGGTCCGAAGGCGGGTCTACCAGTACACCGATCGCATCCTTGAGGACATCGGTGGTCGGGGTGTCGACGTGAACGAACATCTTGCGCAGGGTGGCGCGTCCCGTGGTGCGCTCTTCGTCGCCGATATCGGGGAACAGGTTGTTCATCTGCCCGTCCACAATCTCGGTCTGCACCATCCGCCCGCCGCCATCCGGGTTGTCGGTCAGGCGCTGGGACTGGCGCATCTTGATGTCTGTTGCGGAGATCGTCATCGGTTACACCGTCATGAGTCGAAGGTTGATGGAGAAGTAGTCGCCGTCCAACGCTGGGACGGCATAGCGGATCGGGTCGGCCTCGATGGCGGGGCCATCGGTGCGCCGCCAGGCCACCGGGAACGAGCGGTCGCCACCGTTGTGGGCAGGCATCAGCAGGGCCAGCGGCGAAGTGCGCGGCTGTTCCTCGCTGGCCTGCAGGGCACGCAGCACGGCCAAGGTCACCGGGGCGATGTAAGCGGCGCCCTCGCGCTGGGTCTGCAACGTGATCGGCCGGCCGGCCTGGAGCGCCGACTCCTGCACGATCCGGGCGCCGGTCAGGCTGGTCCTCACCGCCTGACCCACTCGCCAGCCGGTGAATTCATCAATCCATTGGAGGTCGGCCGGCAGTTCAATGCCCGCCAGCAGGATGCGGCTCATCGGGCACCTCCAGCGCGCACGGAAACACTCCTACTGCGCGAGATCTTCTGCAGCACCAGCGGCGCCACCAGCGCCGCCATCTGCTCGGCCTGCGCGCGAGCCTCAGCGCTGGCACTGGCCTCTACGCTCTTACTGGGCGCGCGCCAGTCGATCACCAGGACCTCCTGACCCTTGTTGTCGCCAACACGTTTGGCATCTGCCTCTGCCTGGGCCTTGGCCTCTGCCTCAGCAGCACGCAAGCGCTCTTCCGTGGCGCGCCTGGCCGCCTGGTCACGCTCCAGCCTTTTGCTCTCGATCTGGTTCTCGATCTGAAGAACACCCTCAAGCTCGCCAGGGCCGACAAGATCGAAACGCTCCGACAGCTCCTTTCGCTTGCCGGAAAGGTCATCGAACGCCTGAAGTGTCCCGTTCAGCTCCTTCTTGTATGCCTCCAGCTCGCGGCGCTGGTCGTAGAGACCGTTCCAGATGTTCGCGAACTGCTGCAGCGAGTTCGGTCCACCAAGCGTCCCCAGCAGCTCCCACGTTTTTTCGGAGACCTCGCCCATCGAGAGCGAGAACCCATGAGCTGCGGACGACCCCTCGGCGAAGCTACTGGCCGCGCTACCGCCGGCGGCGGCTACGGCCTCGGTGGCAGCCGCAGCGCCCCTTGCCGAGGCGGCCACACCATCCAATTCCTTTGCTGCGCCAGCAGCACCATCGGCCACCTTGCGCGTCGCCTCTCCGCCCCGGCGGCCCATGTCATCCAGACCATCGCTCACTTGGTAGATGGCATCCAGGTGAGCAAGCTGCATTTCCACCATCTGCCTTGCCGCAACGTCACTGTCGGCAACCGAGGCTCGAGCGGTGTCACTGTAGGCACGCAGGGCCCGGCGCACGTCTTCGATACTGGCCTTACCCTGAGAGGCACCGCGACGGATGGCCTCAAATGCTTCCTTCGCTGCGTCGCGAGCGGCGTTGAGCGACGCCTGCGACTGAATCCCCAGCTTGCCGAATTCATCGTTCAGCGGATTCATCGCATTGGTGATTTCACGGATGCGCGCATTGAGCGCAGCGGCCGAACGCTCAGCCTGGTCGAAGCCGGTCTTTCCGCGCTTGCCCGCGTCTTCCAGCAGCGCGCCCAGCGTCCTGGCCTCATCCAAGGTGGACACATTGCCGAGGGCGCTCTTGAACGCAGCCTCCACCTGCACGCCGGTGGACAGAGCGCTATCGGTGATGGTGGCGAAGGCAGCGATCGCGTCGCGGCCGGTCTTGCCGAAGCTCATCCCCACGCTTTCGGCGTTGACGCCCAACTTCTGCAAAGCGGCTACCAGCGTCTGCTGCAGCACCGCCGACGCATTGATTGCCGCCCCCGGAAGCGCCTCAAAGGCTGCCTGCGCGGCCATCTGGAAGCGCTGCAGTTCCTCACCCGAGAGCCGCTGGAGCGCGTCCAGCAGACCGTCACGAATATTCCGGCTGGCTACCGTGCCCTGTTCCGCCATGTGAGCCAGGGCCACGCCGACGTTCTCCAGCGAGGCGCTGTCAGCATAGTTGAGGCTCTGAAACAGAGAGCCGATTGAGGTGGCTGCCAGCTTGGCGTCCGAGTCGATACCCTTCAACTGTTCAAGTACCAGCTGGGCGCCAGGACCGATGCCGTTTTCCAAGGCATCACCCGCAACACGAGCGCCCTCGGCCCAAGCCTTGTAGCCTTGATTGACCTCCTGCAGGCGCACCTTGACCTGTTCCAGCTGCTTGAGCTGGTCGTCGGTCGCGATGCCCAGGGCCTCCATCCGGACCAGAAAGCCGAGCTGCCCCGCAAGGTATTCTTTCAGGCCGTCCAGCCTGTCCTTGTAGGACTGTCGCTCAGCAGCAGCCAGCGCGGCCACTTGGGCAGATGTCCTGACCGCAGTATCGCGGTACTCGATGAACGAGTTGGCCGCATCCTTCCGCGCAACGGCTTCCTGGTACATCACCTCGCGCAGCTGCCGGCTGACTTCCCCGGCATGCTTGCTGGCCGCGCTGTTCTTGCCCAGCTCCTCGCCCAGCGCCTGGCCCATCGAGCGCAGGCCCTTCAGCGCCACTTCCAGACCCACCAGCCCCACCGTGATCAGCAACGCCTTCGGCATGGCCTTCAGCAAGTTGCCCAGCGTCACAGCGCCCTTGCCAGCCGCATCCATCGCGGCGACGTTGGCCCACTGCGCGCGCGTGGTCGCGGCCAGGGTGACGCGCCAGGTGTTGAACTGCGCGATCAGCTTGATAATCGAGAACGTCGCGTACACACGACCGAGGGTCACTAGCGCGCTGCCGTGCTCCACGACCCACGTGGTGGCGCCCTTGGCCGCCTCGGCCATGGTGACGATCGCGTCGGCCGTCTGCTTGGCCCAGCGGGTGAGCGTGCCATCCCGGGCCAGCCGGTCAACCGTGGCGAGCATATCGGTCAGCTGGCCCTTGAAGTAGGCCAGCACGCCCTGGTCGGCGACCTCTTGCTTCCAGTCCTTGAAGCGCTCCGTCGCTTCCTTCCACAGGCCGGCGATAGTGCCCACCTTGGCCGCTGCTGCTGCGCCGCCGTAGGACTCGGTCAACAGGTCAAGGATGATCGCCTGAGCTTCGGCCACTCGGCCGGTGGCCTCCAGCTGCTTGATCAGCTGCTTCTGGCTGTCATCCAGGGTGAAGCCCTGCTTGCTCAGCGACTCCATCGCCTTGGACGGCGTCTGCAGCGCCTTGCCCACCACCTCGGCCGAGGCCTCCAGGCTCATCCCCAAGCGCTGGGCCTGGTCGATCGTGATCTGCATGGCCGCCGGGAACTGCTCGCCGACGATGTTGGTATAGGACAGCAGGCGCACCTGAGCCGCCGAGATCTGCCCGTCATCGAACAGGCCACCTTGGAGCTGCTTGCGCATTCGGGCAAGCCCGGCCGCGGTGAACTCACCCTGCCGGCCGGTTGCAGCCAGGGCCGCCTCAAGCTGTCCGAGCTCCTGCTCCGCCTCGCTGCCTTCCTTGATGATGTCCTTGATGCCATCAACGACCTTGCCGAACCCGATGAAGCCGAGTGCGGTCGCGGCAATGCCCTTGAGCTTGTTGAGGATGATGGTGGTCACGGACGCCGAGGCGCCCAGCTCGGCCGTCTCCCGGGCAGCTTCGCCCGCTCGTTCGCGGTAGGCCTTCAGCGATTCGGCAGCGGAGGTGCTGGCCTTAGCCTGAGCCCGGAACTTGTCGTCGCCTTCCTGAATCTGCTGGTTGCGCCGGCGCGTTTCATCCGCAGCTTGGGCAGCGGCCCGGGCCTGGTCGGCAAAAGCCGAGGCGATCTTCGATGCTTCCTCGCGGAGGCGCTGTTGGCTGGCGGCCAGCTGGGTGGTGTTGACCCCGAGGTCGCTGAGGCTATCCTCAGCTTTCGCCGCGGCCTCCCACTGCTTGTTTAGTGATTCCCTGAGCTTGTCGCCCTCAGCGCGCAGGTTCCTCTGGGCGTTGAGCATCACCTTCGACGGGGCCTCCGCCTCGCCGATCTGCAAAGAGAGCTGGTACGCCGCCTTCTGATTGGCGTCAAAGCGCGTCTCCAGGTCACCCAAGGTCTCAAGCAACCCGTCGAACGCTTCGGCCTTCTCGGCGGTGGCGTTGAGCTCTGCGAGCTTGTCGACCAACTTGCCGGTGTCCGCAACGGCAGCGTCCGAGGCCACGCCCATCTCAGCAAGCGCCAGGCGCAGTTCGTCCACGCCCTCAGTACCGCTGGTCTCCAGCACCAGCCGCAGCGCTTCCTCGAATGCCGCATTGTTTGCCATCAACGTTTCCCCTGCCTTGCAAGTTTCAACTGCCGGATGAGCTCGCTACCGCGGTACTCGTTCATTTCGCGAGCCAGACGTGTGGCGACCACGTCCCCTTGGCCCATCACCATCTGGAATGCGCTCGGGCCTGTGAGGGTCCGGAGCTTGCGGCGGCCATCGCGCCCGGACGACGCAGTGGCGTCTCGCGAGAACTGACGCGCCACCAAGCGCCTTTGGCCGCCAACCGTCGCGATGAAGGCCGAGTTGTAGACCTTTCGCTCCCCCTTCTGGATCAAGGCAGTGGCACCGGCTGTCTTACGACCGCCCCAGCGCCCACCGAACCCGAACAGCGGCAGCTTCTTCGTTGAGGCATTCAGCGAGATGTACTCACCGCTCTCATCCGCGCCGGTGCGCACGGTGAAGCGGCCGGTCAGATCGCTAACGCGTACGTTGTAGATCTCACGAATGGCTCTTTTTGCCGCCGGCTCGAACCGCCGGCGCACTGTGATGGCTGAACGAGCATCGGCCTTTGCGATCGCGGCAGCACTTACACCGTTCACCCGGGCAGCAATGCGCGCCAAGGCAGCGGCGTTCATGCGTCGGTCGAGGCTGGCGAACCTACCCATAGCTCAGAACCCCCACACAAAGGTGGTCGGCGCCATCCCAGGCGCCGACCACTGAGGACTGAGAGCAGCCCTCTTCCACATCAATCGGGCTTCTGCTCGTACACCTTGAAGGTGTACAGCGCGGTCTCTTCCGAGCGGAAGATCACCGAGCCGGTCAGGGTCACCTGGATCGGGTCGTCGCTGAACCAGTCCACATCGCCGTCCACCGTCAAATCCACCTGCGGGATACGCAGCAGGCCGTTCTCGCCGCTGATGCGATCCTGCACGTCACCCATGATCATGAAGGCCTTGTTGGGCACCGCGCCGCCATTGATGGCCGTCTGCAAATAGCCGTCATAGCTGTATGAAACAGTCAGGGCATCGCCGTGGGCAATGTCACCTTCGGCCAGCGGGATGAGGATGCCCTGCCGGTTGTCGATGTCATAGTCGACACCGGCCTCCAGCGTCTCGGCACCCTTCTTAATGACCGGCGCCGGCGAGGCCATGATGAAACGATGGCCCAGCTCGATCGGTGCGTCTTTGCTGTAGACAGTGAGCGCCTGGTTCGACACCGTTCCCGCATCGACCGAGGACGATACGGCACTGCCGTACAGCATGCGGGCGAGGATGGCCGGCGGCACTTCCAGTGCGGTCACACTGATGCCGGTGGTGCCCGGATTGGCATCGGTGTGGATGATCTGGCCGTAGCGATCATCGCGGCGCTTGCTCTTCACTTCGGTCGTGTCGCCAGCCTCATAGCTGAACGTCAGCGAGCTCTGTTCGAGCGGCTTGTTGCCGAACTTGTCATCCGAGTCGGGAATGACCGGAATGCGGTTGGCGCCGGCGCCGTGCTCATAAAAGCGCAGATCGCCGGCGAACTTACGGACCTTGGGCTGTTGGGCCATTAGGGTTTCTCCTGGGGATTGGACACGGGCTGGAAACTCTCGGTCAGACCGGCCCGCGCGGTGATCTGAGCGACAACACTGGAATGACCGCCGTCGGTTACTTCGGCCAGTTGCGAATCGACTACTTCAAATTTCGTAAGACCCAGCGGCAATGCCCGTGCGTCAAAGGTCAGCACGCGGATCAGGTCATGCCGGGCGCGGTGAACGAGGCGGTTGGGGCGGTCTTCGTCCTGACCTCGCGGCACGCTGAACTCAATGGTCACACCCACGTCGGAATTGGCCTGGACGCGCCCTCCCGAAGTGAAGCTGATGCGCTCAACGACAATGGCGGTGGCAGCGACCTCCATGTCTTCCGGCGCGTCCTCGTCATCGAGCAGGATCAGGCCGCGTCCGATATTCGTGAAGAACCCTGACTCTGAAGTGATAAGGCGCACGCGCTCCGCCAAGAACTCAACGAGCTGCCAGCTCACCGGCTCCTTAGAAATGTCAGTCAGTGACACGAATCACCAGCCATCGGCTCAGCGAGCCGTCGTCAGAGATGAGCTTGGAATTGGAGTACCGCTCGCCGTCGACATGCACTCGGCCCTTGGATACCGGGCGGAAGCCAGCGGTTCGCACGTAAGCGACCTCGACTCGGCCGGCCACGAATTGCCTAAGCCCGCCGATCATTTCGCTGTCGCGGTCCACGTAGACCTGGCAGGGCACGGCAGCACCGCCTTCCGGCGGCGTGTAGGTGGCGAGGTCAGCCATGCCCGCTGCGGCAAAGCTCGCATGCAGGCCAGCGTCCATCTCGGCGAGGAATGCGCGCTGGCTCATGACCGGCGATCCTCACGGCGACTGGTGATGCACAGCGCCAGCACGAGACACAGGACGACGACAGCGAATGCCAGGAGCATGCTCACGGCTTCACCTCAGTGCCCTGGATGGCCCGGACCTGCTCGGCACGGCCATTGAGGCGCTCAATGACGGCTCTCCGCTGGGCGGCAACATCAAAGCACTGCGCGATCGGGCCTTCGGGAACAGCTTCGGTCCGGGTGAGCGCGGCCGGGATCGCCACGTACACGCGCCGCTCGACCACCACAGGCTCAGGGGTTACCGCGCACTGCGCCGGGCCTGCATCAGGCTTTGTTCGCCCACACGCAGCAAGCGCGGCGGCGATCGCCGCGACGGTCAGTAGCCGGAGAATGCTGGGCATGATGCCTCCACTTCGGTCAGGGCCAGGGCGCAGCGTGTTTCACGCGCTTGGCCCGCGTAGCGATTCATGAATTGCTTCAACGTCTGGTTGGCGTCCGCCTCGCGCGCCTCGGCCGCAGCGACCGCGCTATCGCTCTGCTGCTTGAGCGTGGCTGCCTGCTTCTGCGCCAACGCCAGCTCGGTCTGGAGGACGCCAACAGTGCGGCCGTAGCCAGCGTTGGCTGAGGCCAGCTCTTCCACGCGCGTAGTGGCGCCATCCTTCTGCGCCGCGCAGGCAGCCGCAGCGCCTTCATACGTGGCGGCAGCAGCACGAGCCGTGGCCCGCACGACCACAAGGCAGACGGACAGAGCGATCACCACCAGGGCGAGAACCCCGATCACCCACAAAAGCGGCTTCACCGTGGCCACGGAGGGCAGCTTCATCGCGCACGCTCCGTCAGACCGGCTTCATCCTCACGACGACCACAAAGGCCCGCCTCCAGATTGGTGCCACGCCACAGTCGGCACATCTGGCGAATCTGGCCCGCGATGCAATGCACGTCCGCGCCGGGCAGGCACACGTCGCGGATTGCACGCATCTCCGTGCGCGCCGGGCCGGCCATCGAGGCACCGCGGTTGTAGACCACGGAGACCAGTGCACCGCGGGCGTCAATGGGAAGAGCATCGAACCCGTCAGCACCGAACGCTCGGCGCGCACTGGCGTGATAGCGCGGGAGCGAGGCCACGCCGAACACATCACTCGCCAGCCCGAACGGAACGCGCACGTCGCGTAGATCCCGCACGACGGGTTGCGCGGCCGGCCCGGTGATCCCAGCAGTCGCTTGGAGGCGGGAAGCCGAGGCCAAGGCGGACCAGTCCAAGCCGATCTGCTGGCGGGTCTGATGGCCGCCGTCGTAGCCGATGCCCCACGTGACGCCTGACGCGCCACCCGGCCAGATGGGCGCCTCATAGCGCCGCGTGTACAGCACCTGGCTGCCAACCTCCCAGCGGACAATCAGCGCAACAGCGGCGGGCGAGATGACCGGCACCTGGGGGGCGCTGGCCGCCGGTGGCAGCACTTGCTGGACAGCCTCCTGCAGCGCCACGACCACTGGCATCACTGCGCCTGCGGTGGACTCTTGTGCTGATTCAACCACCGGAGCAGCAGCATCGGCCACATCTGAGCGCGCCTCAGCCACGGCCGCTGCCGGCGCGTCAGCAGCGGCCGGCACGGACGCTGCCACCGGCGCCTGGCCGCAAGCGGTGAGGGCGGCGACCAACAAGGCAGAGATAACGCGGCGGGCCATCATCGGGCGATCCAGAAGAAGGCAACAAACAGACCGACCAGACCCAGCCATTCAGCGCGATCCAGCAGTAGCACTCGCCATGCCGAAGCATCGCCGCGGCAGGCCGCATCGTGGAGACGCCGCTCGTCCTTGTCGTTGAGGTCGAACAGATACGTGCGCTTGAACAGCCAGGCAGCCGCGCAAGCGGTCGCCAGGTACGCGGCGGAAATCGGCAGCTGCAGCAGTTGCGCCAACACGTCGCCGCCGATGGTGCGGTCGAGCGCACCCAGCAGGATCCAGCCGAGCAGCGCCAGGAAGATCAGGACCGGCAGCCAGACGATGAACTCCTGCCAGCGGCTGAAGAAGGAGAGGATGCGATTCATGGTGTTTTCTGCGCCTGTTCCACAGTATTAAGACGACGCTCCAGCTCGGCGATCCGCCAGATCACCCCGTTGTCCAGCTTCGCGTTGACCACCTGCACGTCGCTGGTTACCTGCTGGAGACCCTTGCCCTGCTCTGCCTGGATGCTGCGGATGTCGTTGAGCATCCAGCTCACCACGCTGCCTGCGATCGTCAGCACGAAGGGCAGCGCGAAGATGGCGACCTTGAGAGCCACAGACGCAAACTTGCCGTTCATGGCCCGGTCGAGCTGGGCATTTGCATCAGTGGTGCTCATCGATCCCCCTGTGTTCGTAGAAGCTCCACCACCGCACACGCCACCCGGGCATATGTGTGCGGTGGCGGGCTGAGTGTTACGCCGCCTTGACGGCACCGACGCCTGGAAGGAGCTTGGCGACGACAGTGGTTTCGCCGGCTGCGGCCGAGCCGATGGCGATCGCGCAGTTCTCCAGGTCGCCCGCGGCGGCACCGGCCACGATGAACTCGCCGGCCGAGGCGTCCCAGTGCAGCTTTGCGCCGCCGGTGACCACCGCAGTGGAGAGCTTCGGGAAGGTGAAGGCACGCTCGATCTGGACCGCGACCAGCTCGCCCAGCTTGGCGTCGGTCACCGGGACGGCCAGGGCCGTTCCATAGATGAAGGGGACACCCGACTTCACGTCTGCCGGCGCCGGGATGGTGATCGTGTCACCGCTGCTGTGTGCGTTTTTCATGACTGTGCTCCGTGGTCAAGGGAAGACGCGGACCGAAGTCCGCGCCTTGTGGCTTACTGGCCGGCGTTCTTGTAGAGGCCGCGCGGGTCGATGGCCTTGGCGCCGAAGATGTGGCGGCACTTGACCTGCACACCGTCCACCTCAAAACCATGCTTGGTCTCGGTGAACACGCCCTCGTGACCTTCGAGGTAGGCGTACTCGATGGTGTCGATCACCCCCGGCTCCGCGGCGCCGTACCAGGCGATCTCGCTGCCGTCATGCAGGCGCGGCTCAACGATCGGGGTCAGCGTGACACCCGTGACATTCAGGTCAGCACCCTTGCCAGCGATGATCGAGGCGTTGGTAACCTTGAGCGCCACCTCCTCCAGACCCGGGGGAACGATCAGGAACTTCGGCCGGACAGTGATGTAGCGGCCGTCCAGACCCTTCTGCAGGGTCATCTTCTTGCGCATGTCCGAGAGCGGGTTGGGCTTGGTCGGATCCAGCGCATCGGCCAGTGCGGCCGGCGTGCCCAGGTTGCCGTGGTCAGCGTGGAACAGCGCCTTGCCGTCAGCCATCTTCGGGTTGCCGGTGAGGATCGCGTAGACCAGATCGGATTCGAGGTCCGCGGCGCTGGCACCGAAGGCAAACGGAATCCGGCTCAGTGCGTCCAGGTCGTCGTTGACCACCGTTTCCCAGGTCAGAGCGACAATGCGGCCGAACTTCTGGACGGCGTACTTCTCCGCGCCCTCGCCGATGGTGCCCTGCTCGTACTCACCGCCCTCCACCACACGCTTCAGCGACGGCGCGCCGCCCAGCTGGACGCGGGTGATCTCCTTGAAGTCCGGCAGCGTGGTCTGGCGGCTGAACGGCAGGAACGTGCGCTGCGTGCCCTCATAACCAGCGCGCAGGCTGCGGCTGACGACGTTGCCCAGAATTGCCGGAAAGTCGCTGGTGGACTGCAGCGCCTTGACGGCGATCTCCTGCTTGGACATGCCCTGCGGGGTCTGGCCGGCACGGGCGAGCGCGTCACGCGCCATGTCCTGCAGGTCCATACCACGGAAGTTGGCGGCCGGGCCTTCCAGCTTGTGGGCCGCCGGGTTGGAGCGGTGCATCAGCGCGGCGATCGCACCATCGCGGTAGTTCTTCGTTTCGTCCTGCGTGAGCTGGCCCGTCGGCGCTGCGGCCGAAGCGCCGGAAGCCGATGGCGTCGCATTGCCGAGGAAGGCCAGCAGCTTGGTGCCGATGACTTCCACGGTCAGATCGGTGTCGTCTTCGCAGTCACGCAGCAGCGTGGCAAGGGCGGCCTGGTCAAGATCGCCGCGGGCCTGGAACGGGGCGAACTGCGCGCGGATGGCCTCGCGGCGAGCCGCCAGTGCCTTCTTCTGTTCGGGGGTGAGCATGGTGTTGTCTCCGGAGGGATTACCGGCATCCGCCGGCGGGGTGTTCGCGGCCGGTTCGGCCGGCGGATTCGGGGGGGCGCCGGGCGCCTGTGCGGCGCTGGCGGCAGGTGCAATGACGGATGCCCGCGGCGCACGCAGCGCGGCGGCGAAAGCGAGGTTGGCGTATCGGGCCGAAGCTCCACGCGCCGTCACGCGCTGAGCGAGCGATGCCGCAAACGCTCTGGCCTGCTCATCCGGATCGGCTTCCTCCACTGCATCTGAATCAACAGCGTCGGCAAAGCCGGCCGCCACGGCTTCTTCGCCGGTGTAGTAGTGATCTTCACCGTCCTGCAGCAAGCCGAGGATTTCCTCCTTCGCCTTGCCGGACTTCTTCACGTAGGCGTCGGCCATCGATGCGCTGAAGGTGTCCAGCACGTCGGCGTACTGGCGCAGCTCTTTGGCGTTGCCATAGACGCCACCCCAAGGGGCATGGATCATCAGGATGGAGGTGGACGGCATGCTCACGGTGTCGCCGGCCATCGCAATGAGCGAGGCACTGGACATGGCAACGCCGTCGACTGTCACGGCCTTGGCGGCTTTGTGGCGCTTCAACGCGTTGTAAATCGCCAGGCCATCCGCGACGCTGCCGCCGTAACTGTTGATCCGCACGTTGATGGTCGCGACCGTGCCGTCCAGGTCATTGAGCTGCTGGGCCACCGACTGTGCGGTAACCGATTCGGTCCACCAGCTCTCGCCGATATCACCGTAGATCAGCAGCTCGTAGACGCCATCAGACTCGGCGACCGGCTGAAGCCGCATCAGCGGCTCGATCTTGGGGCGCTCCGGCATGTCCCGCGGCCCGGCCTGCGGGACTGTGGAGAACAATGCCAGGGACGCGGCGATGGCGCTGGTAAGCAGCGAGGTATTCATCAGGGGGTGTCTCCGGTGCTGGTCGGGCGGGAGCGCGATGCGCGCTGCCGCTGGTTGCCGTTCTCTTCGCGGTGGCCGGCATCGTCGGCATCCGGATAGCTCGCATCACCCGTTCGTGCCTGGGTGACGCCTGCGCCGCTGGTGAAGCGCGCGTCGCTGTCAAACACCAAGCCCAGCTCTTCAGCCAACTTGCGCTCGCGCGAGATCTCTTCGAAGGTGTCCTGCACACGCCCACCACGCTCAGCGATGCCTTGGGTGACCGACTGCCAACCGCCGCGGGCGAGCTTCATCAGACCGTCTGCCTCCCGGCCCGGATCAATCCACGGCATCTTCGGCCCGCGGAAGTTCGCTTGGGCCACGGTCTCGGGACGGATGTGGGCCGGCACCTTCAACTGGCCGGAGGCAATGGCCATCTGGACGAAGCGCTCCCAGATCGGCTGGACGAATCGGGAGACAAACTGTCCGGTCATCATCCGGTAGCCATCGAACGCCTCGACCAGCTCCTGCCGCTGGGCGCTGTAGGTGCCATCGTAGTCGCCAGACATACTGGAGTAGCTGAGCTGGATCGCCCGCGAGACTGCGCGCATCATCGCCATCCGAAAGCGCTCCAGGGCGGTGTTCGGACGGTTCGGGTTGATCATCTCGATCGATTCGCCCGGCAGCGTCTCGGTGAAGATGGCGCCTGCCTCAAGCAGGAAGTCACGCTCTTCTGGCTTTTGCGGCTGACCATCTGCGGTCTGCAACGGGGCGAAGTCCTGCATGTCCTTGTCGCGCTTGATGTACGCCGCGATACGGGCAGCGATACGGGCAGCGACGCGCTCGGATTCTTCGTAATCCTTGATGTCGATCAAGCGGTCGATCGCACTGACGAACAGGCTGATCCCTCGCAGACCAGAGAGACGCTTGCGAACCGCAAGATGCAGGAAGCGCTGAGCCGGGACCGACTTCAGCGCGTCGATGCTGCTCCAGCCACCGTTCCCCGGGTGGTTCTTGTAGACCATGTAGGCAATGGGCGCGCCCCATTCATTGCGCTGGATGCCGGCACTGATCCGCTTTTCAGCATCGTCATACTCAAGCGGCACCACGTCGGCCTCTAGCAACTCAATGGAGAGCGGGACCGCCGTTGAATGGGTGATGTACTTGGCTGTGCCTTCCACCAGCTGCGTGAACTGCTCACCATCGCGAAGCCAGGAGCGGCAGGCCAGCTCCTGGCACTGCACCCAGCTCATGGTCCGCGTCACGTCCGGGGCTACACACCACTGGCGCCAGAGGTTAAGCAGCTGGCGCGAGAAGTCATCATCGATGTTGTCGTAGTTGTCGCCCTGCCTGCCGTCGCGCGGCGTCGGCTCGATGCTGATGCCGGATGGCCCGACGATGTTGCGAACCAGTGTGCTCAGGGCACCATCGACCAGGTCATAGTTGCGCTCAAGATCACGCACCGTCGCCCGGACGGTAGCAGCGTCGCGAACCACCATGCGCTCACTGGTGCCGTTGTCGCGGCTCTTCTTACGACGCTTGGTCGAACGCCCGCCCTCATAGGCAGCCATGACCTGGCGCGCGAACATGCGCCGGGCGGCGTAGCGCGGCGCGAAGACCGCAATGCCGCGCTCCAGTGCGTTCGGCTTAGCCATTGAAAACCGCCGTTCGGTAGCGCAGGCTGCCGCCGCTACCACCGCGCCCGCGCTCAACCGCGATCTTGGCCTCCAGTTCGCGGATGGCTTTGCGGATCTCGGCGAGCTCAGCCTCCTGCCGCTGGCGCTGATCGAAGCGCACGCTGAAGCCCGCCGTCAGAATGCGGGTTTCTGCTGCCAGGTAGGCGTCCAGTCGTTGCTGTGTGATCGACATGGATACGCAAGGTATACATGTCGTTGTCCACGGTCATGGCGCTCCGTGGACTATTTTCAGCCCGATATGATTTGACGTGACGGGTGATACTTGTAGGCAGCAGACCGGCTGCACTGGTGCTTTCGCATGATCTCCTGCACAGGCACCCCCCGCGCCCAATCCTCGGAGATCGCCGCGCCGTTGAATTCGGCCTTGGAGCGGTATCGAACCCGCTTCCCAGCGAACACATCCAGCTGGACCGTCACCAACATGTCGGCAATCTGGAGCGCAGCATGGGCGGGGATGCTTGGCTCCGCCGCCCGGATAGAGGCCACGTAGGACTCCCGCAGCTGGTCGAGCAGTTCATCGGCTTTGATGTCTTCTGCCATCTCGACCTCAGTTCGACTCTGCCCAGCCGCCGCGGCGGCGAGCTGGCTTGGTTGTTCCACGGGAATCCGCAACTGCCGGCTTGGCGGCTGCCCCAGATGTTTCACGGGAATCCGGGTCCACCACCGTCGCAGCCAAGCGCGCCTCCAAGGCATCCCAGTCAGCCTTCGTGTAGCGATGCAGACGCACCTCGGAATGGTGGGCAGCAGCGTAGGCGTACACCCAGGTATCCAGTGGCTCGTTTCTCACGACCCGCTTCTCGAACCGGTTCTTGACCGGGTTGTAGACCTCCGACACCAGACCGGGGTAGAACTCAGACGGCAGCTCATCACTGAACCGCACGAGCCGCGCATCAGCCTGACGCTCGGCATCTGCTGCCAAACGGCTGTAGAGATAGTGCTTAGCGGCGACGGTTCCGACGTGGTTGATGATGATGCCCCGCTTGTCGGTCTTATCGTTCCAGGTCACATCCGCCAGCTTCCCCTTGGACAGGATCGGGGCGTTGTTCGGCACAGCGCCGAAGATGCACATGACGCGCGTCACTTTGCGCTGCCGGACATAGTTCTTGACCGCCTCGGTGCGGTGGCCGCCGGCGTCAATCGCCGTGGCAACCGACCGCAGCAGGACACCATCCTCTCGCTCGATGGGCCGGTTGAGTAGATCGGTCAGTGCGATCCACACCGCCTCTTCAGCGGGGTCACCCTGCAGTTCGACGTAGTCCAGTGTCCAGGCCGTCATCCCCCTACCCCAGCCGATCACATGGACGGCGAGGCGATTGTCCTGGGTATCCACACCGACGGTGATAGCTAGAACCCCGCGCGGAGCGTGTCGCAGCTTGTAGGGTTCGGCACGGTCCGCGATCACGTTGTGCTTGACCGACCGCATCTTCGGGTCTTCCCACGTCTCGGCCAAACGGTCGTTGACGAAGGTTTTCAGCGCTGCGGGGTCGTTCTGCGCATCCAGCCACTCGCGCACCAGATCCACCCATCGCGGGCCAAGGCCGAACTGATAGTAGAGACAGTTGATGTGGTAACCGCGGATTGGAGAATCCGGGTTGGCCGGCACCCAACGGCCATTGGTGATCATGTCCGACTTGTGGTGCTCTTCGATGCACGCACCACAATCGCTGCACGCATACCACGCGTGCTTAGCGTCGGGTGACCAGTGCAGGCCGCTCCACTGCAGGTGCTGGTAGTGGCCACAGTGGGGGCACGGCACGTGATACCGGCGCTGATCGGACTTTTCGTAGAGCTTGGCGATGCGGCTCAGCCCAGCAATCCCGGGGGTGCTGATGTACAGGCGCTTGTAGGTCGTCGGGAACGAAGAGGTGCGGCCGTCCAACATCTTCACCGGGTCGTCGCCGGTCAGCAGCACCTGAGGCGCCTCATCGATCTCATCCACCACCAGGTTCTTCACCGTGGTCGACTTGAGCCGCTGAGGGCTGCCCATGTGCTCAACGTAGAGCTGGCCGCCGGCGAAGTCCTTGAACGTGCGTTGGTTCGAGCTGTCCCGGCTCGCGGTGCTGCTCAGCGCTTTCCGCACAGCCTTGCAGACCTCGATCATCGGGTTGAGCTTCTGGTTCACCCATTTGTTCATGGATGCCTCACCAGGCAGCGCATACATGATGGGCGCCGGCGCGTAGTCCATCCAATACGCGATCGAGTTGGTTGCGATCTGGCTTTTGCCGAACTGGATCGGGAACATGCACGCCTGATCATGCACAGGGCTGCGGGCGGACATGTTGTCCATCGGCTCGCGCAACGGCGGGTTGCGGGAGGTCACCCACCGCCCCGGCTTGCTGCTGCCTTTGCTGGACAGCCGCATATGCTCATCGTTCCACTGCGAAACGGTCATCGGCCGGCGCGGCTGGAGCGATCGTGCCAGTACGGTGTGCAGGCGGGCCTGTTCCGTCATTCCACCACCGCCGCAGAAGCTGAGCGGAAGCCTCGGCTCATTTCCTCAAGGGCGTGACTGACCTCGTTCCACACCAGCTCTCTGCAGCGTGATTCGTCGGTCGTCGCGGCCAGCTGCGGTGCCAGGGTGTCGGCCATTCGCTCCAGCTCCACACGGATCGCAGTGGCGGCTTCGGCGAGCACATGTTCCACCTGGCCGGCATCGAGCAGCTTGCCCATGCTGACCTCATAGTCACGCGCCGCAGCCATCGCATCGATCTCTGCTTTGTCCGCCAGCGCTTTCGCCTTGCGCAGCGAATCCTTCGTTGGGGGCGCCTTCGCCTCAGCCTCAGCTTCCGCGTCGCCATCCTCTTCATCCATCACCCCAGCGGCGACCAGAGCGGACCCACGCGCCGCTGCGTGGCGCTCGGCCACTGCCGTGTAGCTCGGGTCCTGGGTTTGACCGTACAACGCCAGTGAAGCGTCCCGAAGGTAGCCCTTGCCGTCCTCCGCAGGCACCAACCGCCCCTTGCGCTTGAGCTCCACCACATAGGACGGCCTGCAGCCGATCAGTGCAGCCAAGTCCTTCCCCGAGACCCTCACGTCCTCAGATGCCATAACCAACAACCCCCTCTTCCATTTCTTTCAGACGAGCAGTGACAGAAGAAAACGCGCGCGCGACCGCGGGTGCGGGATGTGCGGGAAGGTGTGCGCCCGCCACATTCCGCAAGAGCGTTGCGCCGCAGGCGTTGTGCGGGATGTGCGGGATGTGCGGGCAGCCATACGCGCGGGCGGGTGCAGCATGGTGCCTTACATAAGCTGAGCCGCTTGCGCGCACGCGCCCCCGTAAAGGAGAAGTCCCGCACATCCCGCACAGCCCTACTGTGACAAGGGAAACAGGGCGCACACTGTCCCGCACAACATCCCGCACGTCCCGCACATCAGAAGGCGCGATGCTCATGCGCGCCCCTTGTAGTCGCTGAAGGCGGTGCGAAAGGCCTGCACCTCATCGCCCAGGAACACCTGCTCGGTACGACCGTCCTGGGCGGTCGGGCAACCCAGCATCAGGAAGGCATGCGGCCCATGGACCGTCTGCGCGATCAGGTAGCGCTTCCTTGCCCGATCCGGATGGGTGATCTGCCGCTTGCGCACCAGCGCGTTAACGAACTTCGGGTTCGGCGCTGGCCTGACACCCTCGCGCCCACACCAGACCTTGTAGAGCTCATACCAGTCTTTCGAGAGCGCGGGTCTCGGCTTCACGCCAGGGATATCGTCGCCGTACAGCTCGTCCAAGAACCGTTGCGGGCTGTCCTGGCTAAGCCCGATCAGCTCGCGCTTGGCATCGGTCATCGGTGGATTGGTGCCGTTGGTGAAGTCACCAAGGTCGAGACGTAACAGGTAGTCGTGCAACGCTGCCGTTCCGCCGTTGCGGATCTCCGCCATCACTTCGACGTAGAAGTCCTGCGTGAGTTTCTCTGGCGTCCAGATCACCGCGTGTCGACGGTCGTCCTCTTCCAGCACCACAGGCATCGCTTCGTTGGACAGGAACACCAGGTTGGCGTGGTTGTCCTCTTCGTACGCCTGAATGTTCTTGGGGTTGATGCGGATGCGATCGCCAGTGATCAGCGCTTTCAGCTTGTTCTTGAGGTGATAGACCTCGGTACGCGCCACCACTTCGTCGGCGAGCAGGAACAGCTTGCGGCTGGCCCAGTCATTGAACTTGTCCTCAAGCGCAGCCTGATCGAGCACGCGACCGTAGTCGCCGTACAGTTTCATGTACTCATCGAAGAACATGTTCTTGCCGGTGCCCTGAGGCCCGTGGATGACGATGGTGCTCTTCATCTTTGCGCCGGGGTGCTGGAGCGGATACGCCAGCCACTTCAGCACCCAGTCGTACAGCACCTTCTGATTCGACTCGCTACCGCACATGTGCCAGAGCAGGTGCAGCAACTTGCTGCACTCGCCTTGCTTTGGTGTGGTTGGCCACCCGGCGAAGAGATTGCAGGTCACGCCAGGCTTCATACCCGACGGATCAAAATCGACTTCGCGCACACGCACGATGGAGCGAGTTGGATGCTCCAGCCAAGCCCGATGCAGCTCACGTCGGACGCATGCGTCTCGCATGTCGCCCAACGCCACGAGCATGTGTTCCTTGTGGTCGAACACCGTCCCACCCTGCCCGTACACCAGCGCGAACCGCTCCAGCAGTTCGTCAAGAGAATCGATTGGCTTGAGCTGTGCCGGCCCCTCGCCCCCGGTGGTGGTGACGGAAGGCGCGCGATTTTCGTTACGTGGACGCCACGAAAGCTCCGTGATGCGGGCCTCGATCTGACTTCGCACGACGTGCAGCCCTTCCAGCACATACAGGTCGTTGAAGTCGCTGACCTTGCTGCCGTTGGCAACGAAGCGTTCGTGGCGACCAGCTTCGTCGGCGAAGACCGGCAGGAGCATCGCACCGCTGACGTCCAGCGCCGCGGCCTCCGCTCCCAGAAGCCCGGCGTTCGTGGCTTGGTGCGGTTCCCCGCATGTCGGACAGAGATCAGCGACTTCAGCCAGCACCAGGCGTGTCTTGCATTTGCGGCACTTCTGCAGCACGTCATCGTCGCCGCAGATCAGTACCTTGGCAGTGCGGTAGCGCTTGTGCAGCGCCGAGGCGACCGCCATCAGGTTACCCGCGTCGAATGCGACGGCGACCGGATAGCCAGTTGCCATATGCAGCGTAGCGGCAGTGGCATAGCCCTCCGCCACCAGCAGGATCCACTGAGGCGTTCCGCCGATCAGGTGGAAGTGCCCCTTCTTTGCCAGGCCAGCCGGCCAAAACTCCTTCACTGGTTTTCCGGCAGCCTGAGCCTGCTTCGGGCTGCGCAGCACCTGCAGGCCGTGCACGCCGCCGTTGACATCGAGCAGCGGAACCAGAGCAACCCCGCTGCGGCCGTAGCGCAGGCCGTACGCCTGCACAGCCTTGTCCACCAGGTAATCGGCCTCGCCCTCGGGCAGCGACCTGTTCCACGCCGCTGTTGCTCGCTCCGCAGCACGCTTGTGCTGTTCGAGCCGTGCGGCTTCTGCGCGCCTGCGGTCGTCAGCCAAGCGTCGCTTCAGCGCCTCGCGCTGCTCTTGGGTGAACGAGCTGTCCCGCTTGCGCAACTCGACCTTCTGCGCGCCATTGTCGTTGCCGTGCCACACCCCGTACGTGCCGACGATCAGCACGTCGCCGCTGCCGGTGCTCAGTTCGTGCAGCACATACCAGCCGCGGCGCTCGCGCGAGTTCTCCACGCGGCAGCGAATCATGCGGCCGGTGGTGTCCAGGCTGTCGAGGATCAGACCCGCATCGCGCAGCTGGCCCAGCACATCATCGTAATTGGCAGACATTCAGTAAGTTCCAGCGCCGCTAACTACACGACCAGTGCGCGCTTGGTCACCCGCAAGGGGGCGACCCGGGGAGGACCCATCGACTGGCGCCCGTTCAGGTTCGCCATTCAGGTTCGAAAGTTCAGCGAAACTGAACCAGTCGCGCGGCCCTTCGATGCCACCCCGGGGGGATGGGGCAAGGTCAGTGATGGTCATGGCGTTCCGGATTCCCCAAGGGCAAGTCGCACTGCTTCCCTTCCCTGCTTTGCTGCGCGTTCCAAAGGCGGTCGCGCTCGGCCAATGCCTCATCGCCCACTGGCCCGGGTTCCGCTCCGGACAGAAGGCGTTCGATGTGCTCTATCTCTGCGCGCACTGCGGCGCTGATGATCCGACGACCGTTCACTGTCCGTGCCCGGGGCGGTCGGTAGATGGCCACTTCATTCACGCTGCCGGCCTTTCTTCAACGCCCGGCGCAGGTTGCGTTCCATTCGATGGCACATGCTGCGCAGCGCCTGGAGGGCATCGAGCATCTGGTCTGCCTCCGCCAGCGTCACTTGGTTGTCCGCAAGAACATCCAGAGCGACAGCCGACAGTTGCCCGCAGAACTTGGACACGTGCAGCAGCTTGTCCCTGATCGCCGCGATCTCATCGGGCCATCCGCCTTCGGGCGCAGCCGGCACGTGATCCACTGCGAGATTGAACTGCGCGGCCAGCGACAGGATCCAGTCGGTTGCCACCGGTGTGCCCGCAGTCTGTTCCATCATCCATTCAGTCAGCATCTCCAGCATTTCCATGGAGATGGACTCGCCGTCCAAGCCGCGCAGCTTCTTGCGCAGGGTCTCGCCCTTGATGCTTACGCCCCGACGCTTGGTCAGGTACGCAGCCGCCGCGTTAACGCTGCCTGGCATTTTAGCCACCGCGTTGTATGCCGCATCGCGCCAGTGAATATCCGAGCGAGCGCAGGTCATGCCGCCCCCTGAAACGCTGCACATTTCATCGTTCCGCTGCAGGCGGCACGGACCGCAAGATGCAGGCAATGAGCGAGATCATCCATTTCCAGCACCGCATGCGCTTCAGCGCGCTTCGCACCTTTGATACCAATCGAGGCCTGGGCGTTGTGGTCGCCGTGTTCTTCACGCCGGAGTGCAGTCTCCCTATCCATGGGACGCCACCTCCCACCAATGAAGCGGTCGCCCTGCATGTTGTCGCTGCTCACGCAGGGCAACCCACTGCTCAACAGACAGCGCCATACCGTCGGGGTGACGGGTCTCGATGAGCGCTATGTCCACAAGGCAGCCGACCTCTCCATTTGAAAGGTCTGACTCGAGCGGGATAGTGGAGAGGCTCATGCAGCCTCCCCGGGAGGCCAGATGTCGGGCCTAAGGTCGCACCGCAAGACCCCCTCGACACCCACCTCGGCACCGATGGTCAACGAGGCGCGCTCAATGCTTTGGGCAAGCTCCGGACTGGTGCGCTTACCCCTCCAGCCGGTAGCGCACTGCCAAAGGTATCCCTCGGACGCGCCCGTCAGCACTGCCAGGCGACGCTTCCGCTCGGAATCTGAAATGAAGGTTAGGAGGTCCATGTGGACGTATTTAGCCCTGAGCTAAACCCACCTGTCAAGCTGACAGCGAAACACCGGGCTTTAGCCCATAGCTACTCTTACGCCATGGACGTAACCAGTACCCGCCAGCACAACCTTCGGACCCTAGTTGATCAACTGGCGGCCGCCCTGGGTACACAAAAGGCGGTCGCAATCCGGCTCGACATGTCTCCCTCCTACCTCAACCAGCTGTTGGGGGGAAAGAAGATGGGTGACGACGTCGCGCGCAAGATCGAACGCTTGGGCTCCCTGTCGCACGGGTGGATGGACGTTGCGCACGATGGCCGCACCGAGAGCGCGACCAATCAAGCATCTCAGCCCCTGCGAATAGACCCTGAGATCATCGCCTCCGCGCTCAGGCTGTTGAGGCTGACCTTCTCAAATCTCGACATTGACGACTTCGACAACGAGCTCGACGGCACGCCACTGGCGTATGCGTACGAGTACTTGTACCGGCGAGGCGAGGTTACGGTCACACCCGACAACCTGATCGATTTCAGCAAGGCTTTGGCCGATCGACTCAGGGAGAGGAATGGAAACGAAGAAGAGGTTGCCCGAGCCCGGGACCATGGAAGCGCTAGCAGCGGTCATCGCTCAGCGCGTCGAAAAGCGTAAGCAATCGCCAAAGCTCAGGGTCATCACGACCCCGAAACCCACGGTCATCGATGCGATTACGCGGGACTGCATACTGCGGCGGATCAGGTGGCTCAGAGACCAGTACAACCTTGGGTGTTTGATCGAGCAGGCCACGTTCAATCTCCCAGGCGTCGATTGCCTTGAAGATGCTGACCTGATGCAGCTTCACCGCGAAATGGAGGACGCACGCGAGTGCTGCGTCGAGGGCATATCCATCGAGGAAGCTGGGTTCATTCGCAACATCGCAATCGACGAGTGACCTAGTGGCCGGCGGCGCCTTTCGCGCGCCGGCCACCCACCCTACGGGGTCTGAGACTTGTACTTCTGCCCGATTACGGCCTCGCGCTCCCGACGCTGATCAGCGCATCGCTGTCGAGCGGCATTCATCGCAGTGTCTGCTACCTGATGCTCAGAAGTTATCGACTGCTGCAGGCCAGAGATCTGCGCACGAATCCCGGCGTCCAATGTAGCCCCAGCGAGGTTGTTGTTCGCCCGCTCTGCCGAAGCATTGAGCCCCGCAATCTGCCGCTGGTAGCCAGCAATCCTCGATTCGGCGGAGGGATAGATGCTAGCCCTGGATGAGGCCAAGCAATTCCTTTCAGCAATAGCGGCATCCGAGAGATCTGTCGAGCGATACACCGCGTCTCGATTGGCGACCTCGGCAGCCGAGACGCTGGGCGCTTTCGCCGCGCGAACCTTCATCTCTTGCGCTTGCGGTCCACAAGGATGCTGTGAATACACCGTCTCCCCATTGCCCCCCTTGCACTTGAAGACTTGGGCAGCCGCACCTTGGGCCATCAGTAGGCCCACCGCCAACCCGATCGATAAAGCCACTTCCTTGAGCATCTCTCACCCTCCCCGGCTGTAGCCTGATTATCGGCCATCGACCGGCCGAACTGGCGGCCCGAGGCTAGATTTAGCTGTCAGCTATTGCGCTCATTATTTAGCTGTGAGATAAATCGCACCGTCGGCACCCCAGCCGACGGGCGACCGGCGGGTCGCTACTGCGACCCAGCCCCTCCCCTGCTGAGCCGCGGATGCCTCTCCCCAGGCAATAGGCCCGCCGGCGCCCTCCTTTCATACGGAGAGCGCCATGACCTACCGCACCGCTGCCGACTCCCTGCCCAAGGCCCCGCTGCCGCTTCAGGCCGCCTCGTGCCTGCTGGCGCAGGCTGCCCGCGACCACACCCGTGCCAACGTCCTGCGAGCCCGCAGCGCTGGCGAGCACAGCCGTAACCAGCTGCGCCGATCGCGCCGTATGGGCGTCGCCGCCCGCCGCGTGGAAGCCGAATCGCGAGACATGGCAGCTGAGGTGCGGGCATGAACCGCCGGTACCGGATCGCCTGGGCTGTCGTCGGCGCTGTCGTCGGCGCTGTGGCCGCCATCGTCGTGCCCCTTCGCCTGGTGGAGATCAGCCAGGCCCACGCCGACCGCGACGCCAATCAGGCCCGCTGGGCGGCGTCCTCCAGCGTTCGCGGGTGATGCCATGCAGTCCGCCCGCCCTGCACCCACCTCTGTACCGCTGTGCCGCCCCGGACACCGCCCGCAAATCGTGACGACTACCGGTGCGCCGGCAGGCCACCAGCTCGGCACACCTGTCCCGGCCCTCGTGCACTTCGAGTGTCATCTCTGCCAGAAGGCAACCGTACCCAGCCCCTCTCTCGCGATCGCTGAGCTGCGCTGGACCGACCCGGGCTTGGCGTCGCAGCTGATCCCGATCTCCCACCTCGCCCGTGCCCGCGGCGCCGTGCTGGCTCGCCTGCCGGCGCAGCACGCCGCCTGACCAGGAGAACGCAATGGCTGCACCACTCAAACCCCTGGAGCGTGCCGCGCTCGTTACTGCCTTCGCTGCGGCGGGCCATGTGCTGAAGCGCACCCGTGGCGGCTTCTGCTCCACCAGACAGCCCGCCAAAGTCTTTACGCGGCGGGTCACCAACTGGCTCTACGAGCGCGCATTGATCGACTACGACGACCCCAGTTTTCCGACGCAGGCCACGCTGACCAAGTCGGGCATGGCGCAAGCCACGGCGCTGGTCGAACAGGCACGCCTCAGCGCGGGGGCCCCATGAACCGCGACTACTACCTCAAGGTTGCCGAGGCCAAGGCGGCATACGCCGCGGCGCTGCGCGTGGAGGCCGATGCCACATGAAGGCATCGACCCTGCCCGTTGAGCATTCGTTCCCCACCGGCAGCCATGGCACGACCCTGGTGCTCATGGTCTGCGCAGGGTGGCTGTGGGCCGGCCTCTACGCGAGCCCGCACAGCGCAACCCCCATGAAAGTTGCAGCCGCCACGGGCCGCTCAGCGGCCGTGCGTGACCGCCATCTCCAGATCGGCACCGGCCGATTCGCCCTCTCTCAAAAGTCGCTGCAGGCGGCGCGCCGTTGGCTTGATCGCCAAGGCGTGCGCGTGCGCGACCTCACCGCTAAGGAACCAGCATGACGCGTCGAATCCAACTCTTTGAGCGCTCCCTGCCGACGGGCAGCAGCAATAGCACCACGTGCATGCACAAAGACAAGGACAGGCAGCGAATCGCTGCTGACCTGGCGGTCTATCGCAAGAACGGTGGTCAGATCGAAGTCCTTGGCAACACTCCCGTTCGACAGGAGTTGAGCCGCAGGCAGATCAATGACGCCGCAGCCAGCAGCCGGACCAACTCACCCACCCGCCACTGACCGAGAGCAAGCCATGAACGCTTCCGTCGTTGTCGATTTGTCCACGCAACCAGAATTCCCCAACAAGCCGAATGGCGAGCCACCCAAGGTGGAGCTGGTTCGCCACCAGGTTAAGTCCTACATCGATGGCTTCACTGCAGCCAAGCGCAGGCAGCCGGAGCGCGTCGTGATCCTGGGTACGGACTACGCGCACTGCGTTCGTCGCGTCCTGTCGCGCATGCAGCGACCGCGCCGCCTGGCTGCGAAGACCGAGTGGCAGGAAGCGCGCAAAAACGGGTCAAAGATCCTTTGGCGCGACGCCCGACCGCTCCCGATCACCGAAGCAAGCCTCACCTGGGCTGGAATCCCGATCGAACAGGTTGGATACAGCCGATTCCGGCCAACGGACAGGAGCTGAAACTTATGCCCTACATCAGCGTGCAAGTCGAAATGGCCGAATTCGAGGATGAAGACCTCATCAAGGAATGCAAGGAGAGGGGCTTGGTAGTGCTTCCAAGCGTGGAGGACAACATCGAACTAATTGCAGAGCGCGCCTACCTCGTAGCTCGCGAAATCACCGACCTCCCGGTTGAGATCAAGGACCTGTTCTGGAAGGTCCACGGCCGCGCAATTTCCTGACCGCCCTCAAAGGATTTCCATGCACATCCGACAATTGGCAATTCACCCCTCACCTTCATTACACCGGGTCCGTTACGCCACCGAGGTGAACCCGTGATTCTTCAGAAGCTCAGTATCGAACTGAACCAGTACGGCGAGCACAAAGGAAAGCACACCGGGACCGCCGCATTCCGAGGTGACGCCGGAACCGTGATTCTGAACCTCAACCAGGATCACATTGACGAGATCTTCCGAACCTGCGCGGCCAGCATCATCGAAACATCCAAGGCTGCGGCGCGCCATCTGACACACGCAGTGATCGAACATCAGAAGACGCTGGAAGCGAATATGGGAGACGAAAATGTCTGACGCCAAGATCAGTGAGGCGGCGGTTGAGGCTGCGTCGGCTTCGATGGAAGCCACGAAAAATTCCCTCGAAATGACTCCGCTGGATCGCATCCGGCTGATGCTCACCGCAGCCTTCCCCCACCTCCACCCGCAGCCCGCAGAGCTGATCGAGCAGCAGGCTGGCGAGGTGCAGGGAGACGCAGCCGAGCACATTAGGGCGCTCGAAGCAGCCACCCGCTGGTCCGCTACCTCACGGCCTTTCAAGGCGGCACTACTGGCTGGGGTGGCAGCCATCGCCGCCCGCCAGCCGGGGGCGCGGGAGCCGTTCGGCTGGTGGTTGCAGGACGACAACAGCGTCGGATATTTCTCGCGCACGATGCAGCCGGCCGCGCTATACGCACATCGCAACGCGCCGGGCTACTCGGCAACGCCGCTCTACACCGCCCCGCGCGCGCAGGGCATCGACCTTGAAAAGGCTCGCGATGAAGGCCATGACGGCGCAATACGCTACGTCCTTGGCTACCTAAACGGCGTCGGTGACTGGGGTAGCACCCAGTACGTCGAGCTTCTCAATGCCTGCGGTCGCGAAAGAATTATCCAGTCGGCCGTCCAAGACGATGAGTTGGACTTCACTGGGCTGGCACGATGGGTGGCTGAACGCGGCACGGACAAAGACCGCGCCCTGATCGGCCAGCGCGATGCAGCGCCGGGGGTGGGTCAATGAGCGCGCCCGCTCGCATCGGCAGCGTGCAGTTCAACGACGCGAGCCTCTCAATTTGGGAAGAGCCTGGCAGGGCTGCGATGGAGAACGATGGGTGGGAGAGCTCGTTCAAGAAGGACGTGTTCGCGCGGATCGTCCAGCAGCTGAATCGCATGGGATGGACCTGTGAAGTTCCGGCCGAGATGGTTAAGCGATACAGCCTTTCCTTCGCGAGTAACTACAGGACATGCCGTAAGGGCGACCTGCATGGAGAATTGAGCCTTGGTGGGCGTCACATCGAGTTTGTGATGTGGCAGGAGCTGCACAACGTTTCCAACCCCAACGGCGGGCGCTACGACTTCGACAAGGAGCAGCGCATGCCCTACCTGCTGCGCCTCCAGATGCAGGTCACGAGGTGCCGGTTGCGCGACTACCTGGTCAACGTTTTCGATGGCTACGTGTTCACACCCGAACTGGTCAGCAGCCCCAATCCCGATCCCCTCGCCTACTTCAATGCCAGATGGGATGGCGAGTACGAAAAGAGGCGCGGCACCCACCGCTTTGACCGTGCTCCAGATGGCTGGCCGTCAGAGCACGCGATGAGCAGCTGGGACCGGAAAGATGCCGACGGCAGGCCGTTGTCCCATGGGGATGTGCGTTGGATGCGCGATCGCCAAGGGCGCTTGCGCCGCGGCCGGGTGTATGGCGGCATCAACGGTATGTGGATGCTCGTCTATGGCCCGGGGCCCCGTGACCACGCACACGAGAGCGCGGGCACGTTCTTCACATACGTGCCTTGCATGCCTCGAAAGCAGGTGTCGGAGCACAACCGCAGGAAAAGGGTACAGGCGGAACTCGACTTAGCCGTGAGCGCAATGAATTTTGAGCGCGCTGCAGTGCTGCGGGATGTCCTCCACCCGGAGAGCATTTCCACCCACGCCCCCCGCGCCACCCTGGCCACCGTCAAGCCGCCGCGCAAGCTGCGCACCAGGCTGCGGGAGGAGGACTATTGCACCTGATGACGACAGAAAAGTGGCTTGATCGCTATTTCGATCCGTCAAGCCGGCCGAGCATCGCCACCCTGCAGCGCTGGCTGCGGGATGGAAAGATCCCTGCCAAGAAAGTTGGCGGCACCTGGTTTATAGACGAACACGCATGGCTCGCCGACGGGGACGACTTGGTCGAGCGGGTATTGAAAGCAGGATAGGACCAATGTCACCACGCAAGCGCAGCGCCGGCCGTCAGGGCTGGCCAGACAACCTCTACCCCAACAAGGGCGGGTTCAAATACCGCCATCCCATCACCCGGCGCGAGACGTTCATGGGTCGGGATCAGACCAAGGCCTTCGCCGCGGCCAAGAAGCTCAACGCCCTGCTGCTGCCGGGTAACGATCTGGTAGACAAGGTCATCGGCTCGCGCGAGACGGTGGCCGATGCGATCGCCGTGTTCCGCCGCGACGACGTGCCCGGTCGCAACTGGGCGCCGAAGACGGCCGAGGTCTACGAGAGCGTGATCCGGCGCACCGAGGCCGGCATCGGCAGCCGCCCAGTGGACGAGGTCACGGTGAAGGACTGCGCCGAGTTCATCCGCGGCGTGACCGAGTCCGACCGCGCGCGCCAGCAGTTCCGCCTGGTGCTGGGCTGGATCATGGCCTGCGCCGTGCAGGAGGGCTGGATCGACACCAACCCTGTCCTGGCCACGCGCCGTTTCCAGCACGAGCGCAAGCGCGCGCGCCTGACCAAGGAGGTCTATTCGGCGATCTGGGAAAAGGCCGAGCCGTGGCTGCGACTGGCGATGGACCTGTCGTTGGTGACGCTGTTGCGCCGCGAGGACGTGGTGTCGTTGAAGTTCTCCGACGTGCGCGATGGCTTCCTGTGGGTGGTCCCGCAGAAGACCGAGGGCAGTACGCTGGTGAAGTTGAAGATCAAGATCGGCGACGAGCTAGCCACGCTGCTCGCCCAGGCGCGCGACACCGTGCTGTCGCCCTACGTGGTGCATCGCCTGCCCGATCGTGCGCGGCCGTCGGACAAGCGCGCAGCGGCGCGGCAGCACCACACGCAGGTCATGCCGGAACAGGTGACTCGAGCATTCCTCGACGCACGCGAAGCGGCCGGCATCAAGGGCGACAATCCGCCGAGCTTCCACGAGATCCGCAGCCTGGGCGGTGCGTTGCTGAGCGAATCCGGTTGGGCGATCGAGCAGGTGCAGGGCCTAATGGGCCACTCGTCCACGTCGATGACAGAGCACTATCTGGAAGGCCACGACACGCCCTGGCAGGAGGTGCAGACCGGTAGCGTGCTGGTTCGATAG